CGCCTCTTCTAAACGTTTGCGGCCTTCAAGATGAAACTCCGGTTTGTCATAGACTCCATTGGAAGCCTGTTGTTTTAGTGTAGTGTCCATTGTCGAAAATTTAGATTGTGAGTGAATGAAATTTTCTTAGTAGTGTCAACTGGCAATAATACATCAAGAATGTATTGCCAGTTTGACACCTTTTGTGAGGCCTTTACCCCTTCGGCTTTGTTTTGCGGGTTTCTGAGCATCTCACTACGTTTTCTGCTTGATGTCCCGCAAAACGTAGGCCGTCGGGGTAATCGCCTCACAATATTGCGACAAAAAAAAATCAATCTTCCGGATTTTTTTTGTCTTCTGTCGCGTCGGCGACAGTTTTAGTTGGACTTACAGCCTTTTCCTCCTCTTGGCGAGCCAACCGAGTACGCATAGAATCTACTTTGGCGCGCATTTCACGTGCGGCATCAGCCCTATCAAGAGCGTCCATTTTTTCAATTCCCGGAGGAACGTCGGGATTGTAGACGCCCTCATAAACTTGTGCACCTTGCCCATTCCTAAATCGGGTCAAAATCTTTCTAAGCGTCAAGACCTGACCAGGTATGGTTAAAGACGGTTTAGTGAACTTGAAACCGGGACTTCCGGTGTTACTTTGGTTGTTCATAAAACATTGCGTTTTGATTGTGAAAGTTTAAACTTTTGTTGACGGCGCTCCTTGCGCAATTCCTCAATTTCTGCAAATGAATGGTCATGCGGACGGTCATGGTGTTGTACCATCCGCGCCTGCTTCTTGTTAAATATCGCGCTTTGTATGATAAAGCGCTGTTGCTGCTTCTGTTCATCGGTCAAAATCCTATCACGATAATAACGGGGCATCGCAACCTTATTTCCCAAATAACGGGAGACAAAATTGTTTTGAAGGTCGGAACTATGAAACTCCCTTACCGCCGGATTATCCAAATAAGATAAACCTAAATTCTTTGACATTAGTGCAAATTCCTTTTGGCGGTCATCCCTCGAATGACGAAACGAAGAATGTTCGCGCCATGTGTCTTTATCAATGTACTTCATGCAGTAGGCTATAGAGTCTGAAGTACAAGACCCAACAACCACAGAACCAAACGGAACGCCATCCAGCGCCCAAGCGTCAAAAAAATACGCTTCATCGGGACAATTAAACACGATTGCATGATAATGCGGCCTCGACGTTTTGGAACCATATTCGCCACAGGCGTAATATTTAAGGGTAATCCTATCTTTTTTAAGACGTCCCTTATTTAACTCCTCAAAATGAGGCTCACACAATTTCCTTAGACGCTTCATGTACTTCTGAAAATCAGTCTTGCACAAAGTCATAAACCCATGCGGACTCAAAGGAACATGGTCGGTATCATAAGTCAAGGTAATAAAATGAGAAGAACTTGAAATCTCATCTTCCTTAACCAGCCGAAAAACCCACTCGTTAACTCTGCGAATCTTGCAAGGCGGACAACGACCACACGGCACAGGTATGCTTTGCTTATTCACCACAACATGAAAAGGATTATCACAAGCCATGACTAACCTCCTGAAGTAACGGAACCAAACATGGGAATCCCATAGCGCGGAAGCAAACGGGTAGAAATGCAATTTGTACGAATGTAGGCTAACACATGGTCAGCACCTTCAGAAACAGTAGCAAACACACGGTCGAACTTTGCCGGAAATGAGCCGATAAATTCCTCGTTAAGCACGGGCGGGTCATCAAATTTAATAGCCATGTGCCAAAAATCAAGGGTAGTTCTAAATTCGCCGGAAATGCGACCCACATTAGACTTGTATTCAGCATATCGAGACTGATAACCAAATTCGTCGGCGACGTTCATGTCGTCCTTGATGTACAATTCAGTAGTTTTAACCACCTGTTCACCAAGATTAGCAAACGCCGGCCAGCAAAAATCATCAATGTCGTCGAACTTAGTCCAAAGACGGTGAACGCCTTGAAAATAATCAGCCTTAGGGCGAAGCGAGGTCACTCCTAAAATCAACCCGTGTTCCTGAATGCTGACAGCAAATGTCGCACCAGCGCCAGCAGCAATACCGTGTCCGGCCATCTGTCCTACGTACTGGCTAATCGTGGGACTTGCTCCGGTTTGGGCTGTTGAAAGAACTTCCGAAATATTCATCGCAACCTTTCCGCCACCAAGATATTCGGGACGCTGAAGACGAGAGTCATAAGGTTTAACGCCGGGAAATTGCGCCTGAATTTTCTCAACATAACGTGTACCTCCTCTCATATCGCGTTCAAGGAATTCCTGAAGTACGATAGCGGCGCGAAGCGTCTCCAATGTCACGGCCTGACTCTGAATGTCAACAACATACGCTCCATTTGGGTCAATAAAGGCAGCAGTACCGGAAGGAGCCTGTAAAGTACCGCCTGTACTAATAGTCACCAAATTAGAACTACCAGCAGCCAAAGTACCATCAGAGGCTTTTCTAACAATACCAGCAGCAGCGCCCGGAGCGAGAGCCTCCGAAATAGTCACCGGAATGTCATTAGCAAAAGTCAAGGGAAGGGAAACAGGGTCGCCCTTTTGGGCGTTAGGCAAAGCACTTGTGAAATAGTCATGCTCAAGCGCACGGATGTAGGGATAGTTAACGCCATTTTCATTCTCAATGTTTGCAATGCCATAATTCGCGTCATTATCACCTGAAACCAATGCGACAAACTTTTCAGTCTGCAAATTTTGGTCACGATAATAGTTGTCCCAAATCAAACGAAGCGCAGCAAATGGAAACGGAGAAAACCTAAAATCCTGCGTGTCATGTATCATCTGACCAGTAGGCAAGCCCAAATAATCAGCAACGGAACCCTGAACCCACGGGGTGTTAACTGTAGCCGTACTCCATTGACAATAAGGGGCGGCAGTAGCACCTTCACTACCTGTAATGAAATCTTCCCAACCAGACCAAAGAAGACGATAGGGAACAAAAAAGTAGTGCGTGTAAACGTCAACACGGTGCATGACAGGCGATAAAAGAGCCTGAAAACGAATAAGTTGGTCAACCGAAATCCGATGATAATCACCGGGAATACAGTCAAGGATGAAAGTCGGTACAACCATGCCAATTTTAAACGACGTCTTCACATCTTGCGAAAGGTCGAAAGTGTTTTTAGGCGCGTAGGGCATGGGTGCGGACTGGAATAGGCTGTTTGCCATAACAAGAAAGTTTTAATGATGAAAAATTACCATTCTTCAAAAAAAGAAAGAATCTCAAGACATGCCAAACGAGTATGAATACACTCACGAGAAAATAAATCTTCACGCTGAGACAAAACATACAATTCGTCATGAAGCATGTAAACAAGAAGGTCAGTCACAACCGAATACCTCCTCTCTGAACAAGGTAAAAAGGCAACTGTTTGGAACGGCCACGACGGCGGCCACGAAATTTGTAACGCATGGTAAAAAAGTTTAGTTAGTGAAAAATGAAAGTGAACAACGAAAAACGAAATTTCAACTTAAGCATGAGAGACGGGATTTAAAAAATGAACTGAAGTAATGCGCCGTAGAGTATGCGGGGGCTTTCGCCACCCCCCGCACCCCCCGGCAGGTTTATAGGGTTTATATTAAAAAAATCACTCATCGTCGAAAATCATGTTCCAAAGTTCGGAACCACCCTCGAGTAAAAGACGTGTCCATTCGGGACTATTAGGACGAACACCTTTTTTTGTCAGGTCGGCTTCAAATTGTTTGGTAATGCCTTCGGACTTCAGAAGATTGATATTTTCCTTTATCCGTAAGGTGTCGGTCTGAATCCTGGCAATTTCAGCCCTATCCTTTGTTTGCCTAATGCGCTCACTTTGACGAGCCAACGCAGCAGATTCAAGACGAGAAAGAACCTCGCTAAGATTAGCAGCACCAGCAACGGCTTCCCTTACATCTCGATTGCGAACGGCGGACACCTCAACCTTTGCCTTCTCTAACATCTGTTTACGATAATCCACAGAAGTATCACGCAACTCCTTCTCTAAAGACAATTCGAACATTTTACGAGCAGTCCCGGTAAGCACGGAGCCAATAGTAGCGCGCTTCAAAAGCGCTTCCTGTCTTATCACATCATTTTGCGCACGAAGATTGTCGTATGTGGCATTTTTCATTTTGATATCATAAAAGGTATCGAAAAATGAGCGTCCAGCATTAGCAACAGCATCACCATAACGCGGAGTTTCAAACTGCCCAGACATAGGGGAAGGAACAGACATAGCGGAGGCTTCATTGCTTTGACCATAAACCAAATTAGGATTAAGACCTGCGTCTCTGAAACGTTGCATTTGTGCCGAAGGAGAATTGTAGGCGTTTTGCATATTCCAGAAAGCAATTTGGTCAGCATATTGACGAGCGTACATCTCGCGGGCAAACTTTACAGCCCGCTTATTCATTTTCCCCGTTGCGACAGCGTTAATACCAGCGCCAAGCAAAGACGCGCCAGCGGCTAAACCTGCTTCAAGTAGTGGCATGGCTAATTTTGTTGAGAAGGTGAATCAGATTCCGCAACGGGGTCAAGACTCCGGCGATACTGACTTAAAATGTGAGAGTGCAAGTAGGAAAGTTTTTCCTTAGTCAAACGATAAGCACAAAACGGGAAACACCAATTAAAAAATTCTGAGTCGCTATCAGCAAGATAATCGAACATTTCCGCAGCAGTAAGAGGAGGCAAAACATCGGCCTCTTGTACGGCACGCTCAACAAGTTCGGCAGTAAGATTGGAACGAATAGCGTGCTGCATCGTGAGCGAATAATCGTTAATCGCCTCTTCTAAACGTTTGCGGCCTTCAAGATGAAACTCCGGTTTGTCATAGACTCCATTGGAAGCCTGTTGTTTTAGTGTAGTGTCCATTGTCGAAAATTTAGATTGTGAGTGAATGAAA